GGACTATTTACGGGACCATGGGTTGTGGATGGACTCGTAAGCAGTTAGACTACATGAAGAAGGCTGGTAAGCCTTATGAATTTATTGATTGTGATAAAGGTGGTTGTTCGGGAATGGATGCCTTCCCAACCACTATTGATCCTAATGGTGAAAAGACTGTTGGTTACCAAGAGTTTTAAACACCCTTGAGGATGTTGATGGACAGGGCGAGGAAGAAAGCATCAAGCATGGTCTTGATGGGCTTGAGGGTGGTGATGTGGGGGACGAGAGCCCTGTTCCACGCAAGGCGGAGGATGAAGGTCGCAATGAGAACATTGAGAACGAACACGAGAAGCTCGGTGAGCATATCGGACTTATTTTCAGCCTTGACGATTTCCTTAAACATTTATTAGATACGGATATTTTTTTCTGTAACAATATAAATGAAGAACCTACCTTTGAGTGGTTCGGAAAGGAAATATACCCATAAGCGTTGGGGTACGTCTACTGGTGTTGGTAATAATAACTGTTATGCATATGCGGTAGGAGATTATCAGGCTTATAGATGGCAAAAATCCATTCCTGGAGATCGGTCTGGTCTTTCAAACGGAAGTCATAACTATACTCACTGTACTGGACTTCCAAAGCGCGTTATTTCAGATAACCCAACTAAGATATATGCCGCCAAAGCGAATGAAAAATGTAAGAAGGGGTACTATAAAGTAATGATGTTCGTCTGTCCTGGAAGACCCACGAACTATATTCGTCAAGGTGATTTCCACTTTTATGTTCAACATGGAGTCATAGAGTATCGTATCAAACCTGGGGACACTCAAGAGTCTGTAGCTAAGTTCTTTAAGATTCCTGTTTCTCGGGTAAAGAAGGGTGGAAAGTTTGCTCCTACCAAGCGTATCGCATTTAGAGCTAATGTATTCAGTCACAAGAGGGGGTGGGCTACTGGTCCACTTCTGACTGATGCATCTGGTAAATCTATAAAAGATCCCCGAAAGGCTGATAAAAACTACCCTGGTTTAAACTATGAGAAGTACTGCTCATCCTTCTGTGTCAAGGACAAGGGCATCAAGGTCGGTAAGACTCACTCCAAGGTCCGCAAGAAGACTGTCTAAATCTACCGTATTTTCAACGTCAAATGACATATCAAAAATATCCATAATATTGAAGATAGCTTCACTCTCCAATGACACAGTGTTAGACTCCGCTGTGTAATTGTTCTGAACTGTCAATGTAACTTTAAATTGTGAAACATCAAAAACTTTTCTACAAGTTGGGCAAGTGTTCTTACCTTCATCCTTCCACTTTTGTATACAGTGGGAATGAAAAATATGTCCACAACGGATGGGTGTGTTGGCCCTTGTTGACCTTACCTCGCCGAGACATATTGCACATTCTGGCATTCTACAGTATAATTCTAAAGTTTTTATTAAAATTTATCACACCTAATAGGTTTTAGACATGTTGGAGTAAGGGTGGCACTGGTCACACTTATCACGGGACTGTTCCTTGAGCTTGTTGAGAAACTCGGGTCCCTGCTTCTGCATAGCCTTGCGGAATGAATAGTTGTCCTCGAAGCTAATACCATTTTGCTCCATGAGATAGTTGTTAGTAAGTTGGGCTGAAGAGTGTATGGTGAAACACCTTCCATCGGCCATTCCAAGTCGCTGCGACATTTTGTATTAATGTACCGTTAGAAATTTATTTCAATCACAGAACTTATCATATTTCAATTCCTGAATTCCATAACCCCCGTCACTGTCACTGAATGCCAGTGTTTGATCATTCTTCTGACTCCAACTATCTAATACATTAATTTCATTTGTGCACAGTGACTTACCCTGTCCCTTTTCAGATGGGAAATAACCGGCATCAAGTGTTTTGTATCTGCAAAAATCACCACTCTTCTTTACTTGAAAACGAACCATTTTACAATAATTATCCGAAGATTGGTGAGCTGCTATATATTCCTTTTTGTTGTCAGTTGAAGATAGTTCATGTATCCAACTATTACCTCTAATAGGAGCTTTTGGTTTAAAGTATGAACCTGTAAATGTAACACCCACAGGATCAATATCACTTACTGAATCACAAGCACCGAGACTGCCCTCTTTCGCTTTGAGCTTCTTATTTCTTTCACAGCTTGGTCCTGTATCACCATATTCAACATCTTCTTCTACATCAGCATCACCTGTACTTTTTCTCGATCTTGTTCTTTTTTTACCTGAATTAAACATACCTGAGAATGCAGAAACCAAAACTGCTATCACCAATAAGACTCCCACAATAATAAAAATTTTACCTCGTCCACCTTTCCGGGGCTGACGAGCCGCTGCGTACCTGGACAGGAGCGAACCATCCATTTATATTACAAAATATTAAAAGTTAATTTGCCTGTTTGTAATTGTCTGAATCCAGGATTTGAATCCCTTATTCTTCAGATGTTCAACCATTGGTTCACATCTATGACCAAGGAACACATCAAAAACATCTTTCTCATCTGTGGGTTTGCAACGAATGGTGGGTTCTTCATTGATGTGCTGGTTGATGATGTTGTAACCAAAAGCAATTTCCTTGAGGGTCTCAGCACCTGTAATTATAATTTTACCAGTTGAAAAGATACTCGTGGTAATCTCTTTCATGTCTTGAGCTGGGCGAAACTTAATTTTTACAGCGCTGTATCTGTCGGGTTCAAAAGAAACCTTAAATATATCTGAGTGATTCTCAAAGTGTTGCGCCACTTTCATGAGGTTGATGTTGTAGTTGAGAGAGAAGTTAGAGTTGATCATGACAACCCTAAAAGAGTCAACGGGGACCTGGGATTCCATCCCCAAAAAGGTCTTGAAGATGTAGGTGAGCTGGGTGATGATCCTCTTACAGTCGAAAAGATCACAGCATCCAGCTACCTGAATAGAGCCGTTTGGAAAAACCTTCACAGACTTAGTACTGTAAGAATCGTGATAGGTGAGAGTAACCTGATTGTAGAATGTTGTAGGCTTCAACTTCCACTCAAATCCACCATCATCCTTGGTACCGGAGCGCTTTATTTTGAAGGTCTCCAATTTCTCAAAAAGGGAACGGAGTTTTTTTATATCAATTTCTTGAATAAAGCTTGATACCATAGTGATAGTAGTAATCTTTATCCATGAAGGTCTTGTCTCATCGGGAAAACCCTTCCTAAACTCATCAAGAGTTAGAAGGTATGAAAAACTGTTGTTGGCTATAGCCGAATACATCTCTTTTTTTTAGAGTCCCTCGTCTTTATTTGGTTTTATACTTAAAAGAGAGAGACTTAGGTAATTTAAATGTCCTCCTTTCTCAAATCTGCAAAATCCGTTTATGACGTTGATTCGGATTTGGATTACGTCGCAATTACATACGAACGTTTTGTAAAAGAGAAAGGGTATGCGACTTACGTGGATTATATTCACACAAAACCTTCGGCAGATTGGGTATACTTGAAGTCAAAAACACAGTCTATCCCGTATGAGAAATTTCTGGATACGATGTGTGAGAAAACCATCGAAGTTCATCAAAAGATGGCTGAACTTGCACTTCAAAATATCGTATCTGATAAACATAATATTCATACATACATTCGTACAGCGTACGCTTCTAAGATTCTGGACCCCAGCTTTCAACCACCTTGGATTAATACTAAAAGTGCTTGGCAGAGGGAATTTATTAAAAAGTTTTGTGTGGATACACTTGCCGATCTCATTCAACGATGTGAAGATGAATCAAGGTTAGAGTACTTCTTTAACGTCTTGCGTAATATATCATCACGATAATACTGGTAAGAATAATACCACCACCAATCATAGAAAACTCGGGGTGATTGGAAACACCAACTTTCACCTGTTCAATAACACTCTTTTTCTTCTTGGTGAAACCCGTGTCAATATTCCTTCTTGGGTGAATAGGTCTAGATAAAGAACAAGCCCCAACTGCTTGATCACATAGACCATAGTCACAGTAGACACTCTTCTCGGCATCTTTGATTCCAGGTTCCCTCCTAAACTCGGTGAAATCATCAAATCCATCACTTTTTCTCACACTCCCTGGAAGAGAGAAGTCATGTGTGACAAAAGGGTTGACATTATCAATCGCTTCTTCGTCAGTAAGCATCATAGTTACTGTTACTTCAGATTATATTTCTTAGTTTTCATTTTACATTTATGTTCTTCCCACATTTTATCCAAGTCTACATTTAACATATGTGCCAATTGAAATAGGTAACTAAAAACATCTCCCATTTCCATCATCACATCTGTACCCCTTTCCTTCTTTAGACCTGTCTTCTTATAGGTCTTCTTGTACTGGCGAATGGCTGAAGCCAATTCACCAAACTCTTCTGTAAGAAGGAGCCATACAGTGTCAACAGCAGCGCGGTCCCAGCCTTTAGATTTACATACTTTTTCTGTTTCGTCTTTGTAGAAGTTTAAACTCATCTTATCAATGTATATAATCAAAACTTTAATTAACTCCAATCTTCATATTCTTGGGGATTTTTTTACCGACTGTACTCGTGTTCATGGGTTGATCAAGGGGTACGGCAATTGTATCAATGTCTTGGACATAAGCCATATATTGAGACACTCCAGTTTGAATTTGACCAAGGGCAGCTTCAATGACCCGAGTATTCATGAACTTAACTTGCTCATTTACACGTGCATAGTGATCACCTGCGTTGTTAATAAATACAACGCGCATCATACTGTATAGGTCGTTGGGGTTCTGACGATCTATAGAAATACCAGTCTTGTTCTTAAAGGACTGACGGATACCACGCTGAAGAAGATTCTGATTGAACTCGGAAAAGAACAGGGTATTGAGAGGTGTTTCAACCTGTTTGAGAGAATCGAGGTGGAGGTTATCACACATTTAATATACCCTCGGAAAAAAAACTTAGTAGATATTAAATGTTGAACCTAGCTGATTTTGACGAAACTTATAACAACAAACCAAACAATGTCGAAGAGATTCCATGCCAAGCTCCAGCCTGCTTTGTGGGTTCTTACGCTCCAGTGGCTCGTCCAGGTGAGGATGGTAATTTTTTTGTGAACACTTACCTTCTTCAGCCCGATCGTAAGTTTGAAACTGTGGGCACCGTGAAGGTTCGTAGCTCCGATCTCGAGAAGTGCAAGAAGTAAGTTAAAAATAAAACAAGTAGAATAATTAGAAATGAGAGTTGTTAAACGCTCAGGTCGTATTGAGGATATGAGATTTGATAACATCACCAATAGGATTAAGAATTTAACATACGGACTCTCAGAAAATTGCGACTCTTCCAAGGTTGCACAACAGGTAGCTTCTTCACTTTATGACGGTATTAGTGCTCAGGAAATTGACACCCTCTCAGCGGAAGTGTGTGTTGGAATGATCACTTCCGATCCAGATTATGAAACACTCGCAACTCGTATTGTCGCCAGTAATATTCAAAAGGTTTGTCCTAATAACTTTCATCTCGCAATGAAGAAGCTTGCCAAGGTAGGCATCGTAACAGAGGAAGTTGCACGAGTTGCTGGTATAGTTAGAAATGATATCGTGCCAAAGAGGGATTTTGATTTTGGGTATTTTGGTCTAAAGACTCTTGAAAAGAGTTATCTTCAACGACTTGATGGTATACTGATGGAAACACCCCAGTACATGTACATGAGGGTATCCATCGGTATTCATGGTGATGATATCCCCTCCGTACTTGATACATATGATAAAATGTCTCAAGGTCTTTTCATTCATGCGACCCCTACCCTATTCAATGCAGGTACCCCAAGACCTCAGATGTCAAGTTGTTTCCTTATTGCGAATAAGGAGGACTCTATCAATGGTATTTATGGTACTCTAACAGAGTGTGCCCAAATATCTAAGTGGGCTGGTGGTATCGGTATGCATATTCACGATATTCGTGCTAATAAGTCTCGTATTAGAGGTACTAATGGACAATCCGATGGAATTATTCCCATGCTTAGGGTATTCAATGCAACCGCGCGTTATGTTAACCAGGCGGGGCGCAGAAAGGGGTCTATTGCCGCGTATATTGAACCATGGCACGCAGATATCATGGAGTTCTTGGAGCTACGCCTCAACCAGGGTGATGAGGAAGCGAGGTGCCGTGATCTTTTCTCAGCCCTCTGGATTCCAGACCTTTTCATGAAGAGAGTGGAAGAGAATGGACAATGGTCTCTCTTCTGTCCCGATAAGGCTCCCGGTCTATCTGATGCAGTGGGTGAAGAATTTGAAGCTCTCTATACCAAGTATGAAGAAGAGGGTCTCGCTAACTCCACAGTGCCAGCTACTGAAGTTTGGAAGGCTGTTCTCAAGTCTCAAACTGAGACTGGAACTCCATACATGTTATACAAGGATGCATGCAATAAGAAGTCCAACCAGAAGAACCTGGGAACTATCAAGAGCTCCAACTTGTGCACGGAAATCCTTGAATATACAGACAAGGATGAAACGGCTGTATGCAATCTTGCTTCAATTGCCCTCCCCAAGTACGTGGATGTAGAGAATAAGACATTTAATTACGAAAAGCTCCATGAAGTCACCAAGACTGTGACAAAAAACTTGAACAGGGTCATCGATAGGAACTTCTACCCAGTTGAGACTGCCCGAAAGTCTAATATGAGGCATCGTCCAATTGGTCTCGGTGTCCAAGGTCTCGCGGATGTGTTTATTCTTTGCAGACACGCATTTGATTCCGACGAAGCCAAGGAGATTAATGCTCGTATCTTTGAAACAATGTACCACGCCGCACTCGAAGCCAGTTCTGAGCTTGCAGAGGTTGATGGCTCTTACGAGACCTTCGAGGGTTCTCCAGCCTCACAAGGTGTGCTCCAATTTGATATGTGGGAGGGTGAGACTAAACTTCACTACGATTGGGACGCAATGAAGGAACGTGTGAAGACCAAGGGACTTAGGAACTCTCTTCTCATGGCTCCTATGCCTACAGCCTCTACGGCTCAAATTTTAGGTAACAATGAATGCTTTGAGCCATACACAACGAATATCTATCTTCGTCGCACCCTTGCTGGTGAGTTTGTAATTGTTAACAAGCATCTTGTCAACGATTTGAAGAAGATTGGTCTATGGTCCAAGGAAATGAAGGATCTAATGGTAAAGGCTGGTGGTTCTGTACAAACTATCATAGACATCCCCGAGGATATCAAAAAGCTGTACCGAACCGTATGGGAAATCAAGATGAAGGATGTCATTGATATGGCTGCTTCACGTGGACGGTTCATTGACCAGAGTCAGTCTATGAATCTTTTCATGGAAAGCCCTACAATGTCAAAACTCTCCTCAATGCATATGTATGCCTGGAAGCAAGGTCTCAAGACTGGTATGTACTATCTTAGATCTAAGGCGAAGGCTCGTCCAATCCAATTCAGTCTTGAACCTGATTGTGTGGCTTGCTCAGCTTAAAGTTTTAACCATATATTCAATTAGTATAATGTCTAAAATCACCGACGCTATTGAAAATTTGGAAATTGCCGATTTTAATAATCGAAAAATTGTACTCTCCACAAAGGAGGGTACTCCTATGAGGATCCACTTCCCTCGTCTGTATATGCCTTTCGGTATTAGTGGATTTACCCCAGAAGTCGGACCAACTAAATATAATGTAGATCTGGCTCTTAAGGGATACGACGAAGATGGTAGTTATATTAATAAGTTTTACACATCTATCCGAGCTATCGAGAATAAAATCATCGACGCTGTAGTTGAACAAAGTGAAAAGATATTCCAAAAGAAAATGACAAAGGAAGAGCTTGTACCAATGTTCAATTCTAATGTAAAGGAAAGCCCTGATCGTGAACCAAAGTTTCGTCTAAAGGTTGATACGGATCACAATGGTCTCATCAAGGCTGCTGTATATGACGCAGACAAGAACCCAATCAAGACTGAGGTTTCAAATGGTCTCTATGCAAGAAATAGTGGTCACGCTATTGCTGAACTCAATAGTGTATACTTCTTGAACAGAAAGTTCGGTTGCACTTGGAAGCTTAATCAACTTGTGGTGTATGAACCACAAAATCTAAAGGGATTTCAATTCCAACTCTAATATAATCTTTTAGTTAAACTTGTTCCGGGTTTGTTCATGTATTTAGCGATGGGTTGGTAATTTCTATACCCACCTGGCATTTTAGTGAACATAGCCCCTCTACTCGTGGCATAAATACGCTTTTTTGAACTGTCAAGGAAATTCGTGTTCGTTGCAGTCTTTTTAGCGCGATCAAGTACGTTTTGTACACCTGGCATACTTATTTATTGTTTTTATTTTTATTCAAAAGGAGAATATGATATATAATTTGAGCCTCCTTAAGAAGTTTACCCTGAATTTTGGTAAACCCCTTAGGGTCTTTTCCTAGCTTAATCTTAGCCAAACGCACGGACTCGTTCCATGTAGCAAGAGTCATTCTTATATTACGTCCAGATTTTTTACGCCATTTTCGCCACCTTCGTCTTGTACGCCTTGGTACCCTCCTTGGGTTGAAGCTTGAAACCCTTCTTGGTGGGCTTGAAAACCTTGACAAGGTGCTTCTTACCCTCCTTCTTCATACGAGCAAGCGCAGCCTGCTGAGCAGCCTTGCTCTTAATCTCACCATTATCGAGGATGAGATCCTTTTTCTTGAGACCACCCGCAGTTTGGTCAGCAGTTCCATGGAAAACCTGAGCACGAGAACCAATCATTTTGTTATACATTAAGCTTTGAAAATTTTCTTGATGTCCAAAATTGATATTTTTTCAGTTGTTCTCTTTACTGGTATTTGTCTTTCAACCCTCTCATCATTGAGAACTTTTGAACACACGATAGATTTGTGACCTTGGAGAGCCATCATTTCTTCTTCCACTGAAACAAATGTATCCGTCTCTTTGTATATGAGTTTCTTAACAAAGACCTCTTTAGTCTGACCTGTACGATGTGCCCTACCAACAGCTTGTAACTCCGTAGCAGGATTCCAAGATGGTCCAGTAATATAGACGCGGGTAGCTTCTTGAAGGTTGAGACCCTGACCCCCAGATTTGATCTGAATAATAAACACAGAACCTGGTGGAGCCTTTTTGAATAGGGTTATTTGTTTGTCCCTGTCCTCCTTTGCCACTGAACCATCAATCCTAAATGTAGGACATTCCATGTTACTTTGAATATAGTCCATCTCACCCCTGAATTGACAGAATACGAGAGACTTTTCCTCTGGATGGGAGTTAATCATACGGAAGAGTGTTTCCATTTTATTGGACCTCCCAACCCATTCTTCTGCTTGCGTTCCAGACTTTTTCGCGACACCATTCAAGTACATCTGTGGAAGAATCATACACTGCCTCGCACGGAGAAGACACTCCAAAATGACCATATTTTTGGAGTTGAGACTGACCGCATTTCTGAAAGCTTCTTGAATGGTAGCCTGTGCATCATGAAATACAAACTCGTAAAGTTGCCTCTCATCTGGGAACATATCAAGCTCAACATTTTCAAAGTAACAGTTTGGCAGTCTCAAACGCTCATTGATCTTAGCCAGGTCATCCTTGGTTCTCCGAAGGATGTAGATATCTTTAATTTTATTGGTCATCCCCTGAACAAGGGCTTTGTCAATACCAAGGAAATGACAAAGAGATACAAAATCTTCCATTGAATTGAAGACGGGTGTACCTGTAACAATCCACTTTATCGTGGAATTGATACGGTATACACTCTTGAATAGCTTTGATTTCTTGTTACGAATCTCATGAGCTTCATCAAGGATAACCCTATCCCAATTTTTTTTATGGATGGGTGTGTCTTCGTGGGTAGATAGTAGAGAATAGGGCATGATCACAACGTCAGCCTCCTTCAGCTTCCTGTCTGGACCATCAAACACATGAACAGACATTTGAGGGGCAAACTTTGCAATTTCATTCACCCATTGTGTGATAATAGATTTGGGTACGATGATTAGAGTGCTTTTTTTGGGATTTCCTAACATTGTAGAAACCACTTGCACGGTCTTACCCAGACCCATTTCGTCACAGAGGAATCCACCCTTGGGACCGGATTCCTGATTTTCCATCGTAAGCATCCAAAGAACACCTTCTCTTTGGTAAGGTGCAAATAGCCTACCATTGAGGTTATCTTTGGCGAGGTTGTAATGTTCTTCAATTTTCATGATAATCGTCTTCGTCAGAAAGTGTTTGGATTTCACACTTGATTGGTTCAACTTCCTTTTTTTTACGGGTTCGCTTTGGCTTAGGTTGTGGAAGTTCATCTATGTGTTCCCTAAAATAGAGGACTTTCTTCCAAAATTCGTCCATCACGGGGAGGTAGGTCTTGAACCATTCACGATCCCTCTTTACGTTGACTACATCAAACTCTTCCGGCTTAGGCCAGTTAGTATAGGCAGGTTTGTACTGGATGAAGTCAGCTTCTTCCAGATCTAAGATCTCCATACAGAGCTGCAGCTGTGGCATATAGTGTACTGGGACTTCCCCGGGTATGATAGCTCTTTGTGGAGGGCATTTGATCTCTACAAGCTTACCCGATTCAGAAACACCATCTGGACTTCCACCAAGCCATTTGTGCACGGGGTGGGGACATAACCCCAATTCATGTACTACTTCCCCGTGCCTCTCTTCGTATAGAATGCGAGCTTCGTCCTCATATAACTCACCGTGACGAGTGGCTGCATTTCCAGTAAACTTTTCCCCAAGACCGCATTTTTTGAGTAGAAGGTCTTCGGGTTTCTCATATGGGTTCTTTCCGATACACGTAGCACAATCAGATGCTGTAAGCATGTTGCCACGAAGAGCGAGCCATTCCTCACTCTTCTGGGCAGCGAACTCAATTTCGAGTAGCTCTTTAACATTCGGATGCATATTAAGTTAACATTGTGGGTAGTTTTTAAGTTGTTGAAAAAAGATCATAGCTGCATGTTGTTCCGCTTGCTTCTTACTTTTTGCATACCCTCTACCAGCAAACTGATTATTTACAATGGCGTCAATGAAGAATACACCATCTTCATGAGACACCACGCGATATTCAGGTAAGGGTAGATTGTTAACTTGACAATACCTCATTAATTTATCCTTGAAATTGTCATCAATCATGATGGAATTGAGATCTATATATTTAGGATCTTGGTAGATTCTAAGGACAAATTGTTTCGCGTGAAGGAGACCCAAATCCATGTAGATGGCACCCACGAGGGCTTCAAAAACATCTTCGAGAATCTTTGGGTTGTTATTCCATGAGTTCCTCATACCCTTCTCGTCCATGATAACTATATCATTGAGACCCAGCTTTAGGGCTATATCTGCGAGGGTCTCTGAACGAACGAGTTTTGTACGGGCTTTAGTAAGGAATCCTTCCTGTTTCTCCTCGTGGCGATCGAAGAGAAACTTGGTGATGATGAAACCCAACACGGAATCACCCATAAACTCGAGGGTCTCGAAGGATTCTGTAAATTGTTCATACTCTTTGAGTGCTGATTTATGGGTAAAAGCTCTTTGATACAAGGATAGATCTTTTATCTTTGTAGCAATAAGCGTTTCTATTTGTTCCTTAGAAACGAACATATTGTTATTATGTATTATTTTTTTAAGCCTTTACAGGTTCCTTCTTCACGTAATGTGGAGAGAGGTACTTCTGGAGGTTAAGGTAGGTAACAACAACGTCAGCGGGAGGCTGGAGAAGATCCTTAAGCTTGTCGTCAAGAATGAGCTGACGACCGTTATCGGGATGCTTGAGACCCT